TAAAGGCTTTACAATGACTATTGAGGAATATCAAAGTGAAGAATCTATCGCATTATACTCAGAAGTTCAAAGACAATGCTCGGAAAACGGATACAAGATTGAGTGGAATAACGGAGTTGCCAAGGTTGTAAAAGAAGAACACGTCTACACTGATGAAGAACGGACGAAAGCAAAGATTGAAGATTTGAAATATGACTTGGCAGAAACCGAAGACCCAGAAGAACAGAAAAAGATTATTGCTTTAATTGAAGAATTGGAAGGAGAAATCAAATGACTGGAAGAGTAACAACCACAATGATTGAAGTTCGGCAAGGCGACAGCTTTACCATTAACTTACACTTAAAGAAAGAGTGCAAGGAAATTGATTTAACAGGCTGGACTTGTGAAATGCAAGTACGGGATAAAGATTCTGGGAGCGTTTTGTTTACTGCAAAGGGAGAACCGGTAGACCTTGAACACGGAAAGATTGCATTAAATCTTACCCCGACAATGACAAACAAGACCCTTGGTGATTATTTATGCGACATACAGGTAACTTCTGATACGGGGGAAGTAAACACAATCTTCCCGTCAGACGTTAACAAAGTAGGCACATTTAGAATTACACAACAAATCACAAAATAGGGGGCGTTATGATAGAGGGCGTTAATTTAGAGGCAAGCGTTACTTCTGCGGAACTTAATACGGTTATTGCAGAAGAACAGCCGATTGAGGTAACATTTCAGGAGTCCGCAGAGCTTACGGTAGACGTAGCATTAAAATATATTAAGTCTGGGCAAGATGAAATCCGTAACTATGTAGAAACGGTAAGCAAGCCCGATTTAGTGGCGTTTTATGAGCCTAGAAAAGAATATATGGAAAGTCTGGTAAAGCAGACAGAAGAAAACGCAAATAATGCGTCAGAGAGCGAAAAAAACGCTTTAACGAGTGAGCAGAACGCAAAACAGTCCGAACTTAACGCTTTACAGAGCGAAGATAACGCAAAAGACAGTGAGAACGCCGCCAAAGTATCAGAGATTAACGCCGACACTTCCGCTATAAATTCCGAGGCAAGTGCGACTAATTCTTACGGATATTCTGTCACTGCAAAAGAACAGGCGGACAATGCAAGTGCCAGTGCGGAGAAAGCCAAGGAGAGCGAGGATAACGCAAAGGCGAGTGAAGATAACGCCAAGGAATCGGAAACCAACGCCAAGACGTCCGAGGTTAATGCAAAAGACAGCGAATTAAACGCAAAGGACAGCTATGACGGAGCGGAGAGTGCAAAAGACACCGCTATCAAACAGGCACAAGAGGCAACGACACAAGCGGGTATTGCCACAAGCGGAGCAAATACTGCCACTGCACAAGCCAATATTGCGACAACAAAAGCTGGTGAGGCAAGTACCTATGCAAGCGAGGCTTTAACAAGTGCAAACAATGCCAGCGATAGTGCGACAACTGCAACAACGCAAGCAGGTATTGCCACGACACAAGCCTCAAATGCGAGTACAAGTGCAAGCAATGCAAAGACAAGTGAGGGAAACGCTAAAACTTCTGAAAATAACGCCAAGACTTCGGAACAGAACGCTAGCACTTCGGAGAGCAACGCTAAAACCTATGCAAGCAATGCCAAGACAAGCGAGGGTAATGCGAGCGACAGTGCAACTCTTGCTGGGACTTACGCAAGCAATGCTTTAAGTTCAGCAAACAAAGCCAGCGATTCGGAGAAGAACGCAAAGACTTCGGAAACAAACGCCAAGACAAGCGAAACCAACGCTAGCACGAGTGAGGGAAACGCAAAGGATTATGCCGAGCAATGCCAACAGATATTAGACCGATTGGGAACGGTGATTAAAATCAAAGGTCGGGTAGACAAGATAGCGGACTTGCCGACATCGGGTAATCTTGACGGGGACGCTTATTTGGTCGGTGAGGCTGGGCTAACGGATTATCCCGAGTATTACTGGTATTCTGACCACTGGGAATATTTAGGTACAACCGCTGCCAAGATAACGATTTCCACCGTTGAGGGATTGCAGACGGCACTTGACAACAAGCAAGACGCAGGCGATTATGCGACAAACAGTGCTTTATCCACAGGTTTAAGCGGGAAGCAAGACACCTTAACTTCTGCACAGTTAAACGCTGTTAATTCTGGGATTACTTCTGCCAAGGTAAGCACTTATGACGGATACGCAACAGGCAAGCAGAATACTCTTACAGACGCTCAATTATCTGCGGTAAATAGCGGAGTAACCTCCGACACCGTATCACAGGTAGCGACTAATAAAAGCAACATACAGGACTTGCAAGATGATTGTGCAAGCAATATGGCAGATATTGCGGACTTAAAGACGGGGAAACAAGACGCTCTTATCTCTGGCACGAACATAAAGACGATTAACAGCGAGTCTATTTTGGGGAGCGGAAATATAGATATAGAACTTGATGATAGTGATTTGGTTCATAAGTCAGGCTATGAAACGATAACAGGAAATAAGACGTTTACAACAAACGTGGTAAGAAAAAACCCAAATTTAGACATTACTACAGCACCGAGTTCGAATGTATTTACCGACTTTATTATTACAGACAAAAACAATGTCGGAACGACTTATTTACGAAATTATCAAAATACGAACGGAGCGATAGAATCACAGGTTGGTTGCCTTAGTCAAATAACGGGAACGGAAGTGTCGAACTGGATAAGAGTCGGAGTTGACCAAGACGGTAACACATTTACCAAAGTAACCGCTTCATCAAACACAGACTCAATCGTGACAACTAAAGGAATATCCAAATCAGGCAATGGCTATGTCAAGCTAGGTAACGGGATTATTATTCAGTGGGGGGGACAAGTAGTCGCAGGAGGAGGAGAAACAATTACTTTCCCCATGGCTTTTACAAGTACACCAAGAATTACACATTGCGCACAAGGGACGGCTGGTTCTTACGTCACTGGTATGATGATAGAAAGCATAAGCTCAACTTCTTTCACGGTTCACGGGTGGGTGCAAGGCGGAGTACATGATGTGTACAATTATTGGATAGCTGTCGGATACTAGGAGAAAAGAAATGAGTTACGAAAATTGGACAATAGAAAAATCAATCATCAACTATTCAGGAGATGATGAAGAATTACAGAAAAAATCCGATGAGGCTCACAAAGAATACTCAACGGTTGCCGAATGGTGCAATCAGGGTGGCGAGTATCATATTGAGGACGCTGGCGAATATTATCACACGGTAAAGAATCCCGAACCTACGCAAGAGGAGTTGATACAGCAAGAGATTGCCGAACTCAAATCACAGCTTGACGCTACCGATTGGATTGTTGTTAAAATAAGCGAAACGGCTGAAACTGGAACAGACGAAGAAGTTGCCGAGTTGAAAGAAAAGTATTCAGATGAGCTGGAAAAAAGAAAAGAATACAGATTAAAAATAAATGAATTGGAAAAAGAGTTGGCTGAGCTTTAAAGTTATCCACAGGGGCGTTAAAAACAACGCCTCTTTTTCTGTTGACAATCAAAATAAATCTGCTAGCATTTAATAAACTTTAATCAAGGAGTTAGTGATATGGATTTGGACAAGATAGTAGAAATCACAAAAATGCTGGCTAGACCATACAGGACAACAAACCTAGTTCTTGCGTTGCTATTAGTCCTCTCCATTTTAGGCAACATTTACCTTGCGACAAAAGAAATCCCTGTTCTGATTGACCAAGATTATGACAACTCTGACTTTAACGAAGTGGACGTTGAATAATGACAAACAGAGTCCGTGGAAAGTTCTTAATGAAATCAAGTAAGACAATCCGACAACACGGAGCTGGCAAAAAGACAATCAAGATGACGGTTAATCGGAACACCAAGATAAGGGTTAAGCGAAAATGAACATTGAGAACAGAGCGACAAAAATCTTCCTAAAAGAGTTACCGCCTGTTGAAGTGTACAGACTGCTTGACGAGTTCAAAATCCCCTCACCACACAAAGAAGTTCTAATTGCCTTGATAAACCGAAAAGAGGGATTTGAGGCTTGTGATTATCTATCCGAAACGTATCACATAAATTTAGGATACTGGACATACGGCAGAAGACTAAAAGAGGCACTGACTATGTTCAGAAAGTCTTATATCCTTACACGCTAATTTTTTGCCAATTTTGAGCCAAGACATAATCAAAACAAAGAGTTATATATATCCTTGTAAACGAAACTTTTAACAAGGAGTATCAATATGAGTATTAGTTTATCAACAGCAAACACTGGCAGTATGGCTTGGAAAGGGTTTAACACCCTGTTAGGTGCTGCCGGTACTGCACTAGGTGCAACCGCTCTGGGTTCTAAATGTGATGAATCCAAAGTAAGAGAAATCTTCCGTCAAGAAATGGGAAACGGCGTTGGTCGTGGTGGATTTAACGAGTCTATCTATGTATCCTCACCTTGCTCAGCAAATACCAATGTAAACCGTTTTGAAATGGAACAGTCACAACAGATAAGCGAATTGACTTCTGCTCGTGATGTAGACGCAAAGATTTTGGAATTGTACAAAGCCTCTGCACAGCACGAAAAAGAGCAAGACGCAAGATTTACGGAACTTACGAAACAGTTTACGGATTATGTCATTGAGAACAACCGCACGCTGGACAAGTTCGAGTGCGACACCAAGTTAAATACACAAGCCAATATGTATGAGCAAAAAATCCTCAATCAGAAAGTTGATGATTTGGGAGTAAACTTAAATCAGAAGATTGACGCAGGATTTGCGAATATGTACACTTATGTGAATGGTGCTTTCCAACCTGTTAAGACTTGCACTCCGTTATACGGTTGCGTGCCTGTATCTTTCCAAGGGCAGATTATTGACACTACGGCTACCGGAACGACTGCCACCGTTGTAAACGCAAGAAGGAACAATTAAGATGAAGATAAGTATGTTAAATGCGGTGCGAGGTTTAGGTGAGTATGTATCCGAAGAAATCTCCAAAATGCCGTTTAGCTGGGCAAATATGGCAGCGTCTATGCTTGCTCAATATAAACTCTCAACACAAGGTGCGAGTATGTTAAAGCTACTGGACAATGGGGAGGGATATATAGACCTTGACCGACTTTCTGAAATAATTACCCAACACGCAGATTATTTTAAGGACGAAACCTTTAAGACTGCAATCGGGGAAATGACAATCAGCAAGGACACACCGCAACAGATACTTGAACATCTTAAAAAATACGGAGAGTAGACAATGGAAGAGATAATCAAAAGACTGGAAGAATACTTAAAGATGATTGTTGAAATGGAAGACCTTGACCTTGATGAAATCGGAGCTATTGCGGACGCCGTTAAGGACTTGGCAAAGGCTAAACATTATCTAAAAGCATAAACACTCCCAAATAGCCCCTTATTGACTTTTTAGAATTTTTATTTTATCGTAAGAATTACAAGGCAATAGGGGGCTAAAATGGATTTTGATAATATTTTCCTGTATATAACAAGCACAATAGCGGGGTTGTGGAATATGCTACACGTTAAGTTCGTATCATACAGACAAAGTATCTGCCTGTTTATTCTGGGGTTTATGTTTTGCGTAATCCCTGCCAAACTTCTGTCTTGCTTGGGATATGACGCCACAATCGGTACTTGTGTAGGCTATATCTGCGGAGTATTAAGCACCAAGGTTTACACCTCACTCTCAAAATGCCTTGATTATTTACCTGAGTTGTTTTATCAAAGACTTGGGGGAAGAAAAGGAGAAAAAGACAATGGAGATAACGGAGAATAAACCATACCCACTTATTCGGAAATGGGAATCTTACAGTGGGAAAGCGTATCGTTGCCCTGCTGGGATTTGGACAATCGGATACGGTAATACGTTCTATAAAGACGGCAGTAAGGTAAAAGAGGGGGACACAATCACCCAAGACGAGGCGGAAGATTTACTTGTCTGGTACTGCGACAATCACATTAAACTACCCAAGGGACACTTTACACTTGAACAAAAGGACTGCCTTTACAGCTTAATTTATAACATTGGCTTAACTGCTTTTAACAAATCAAAATGCAAGCAAGCTATTGAGTCGGAAGATTGGCAGACTGCCTACGACAATTGGTGGTGGGTAAAGGCAAATGGCAAAGTTCTCTCTGGATTGATTAAACGCCGTCAGGAAGAACGGGATTTATTCTTTAAGGACTTGTTATGAAAATCATCAGCATAATAGCGGTTTTTTTTGCTCTCTGTTGCGGAGTTTTACTTTTTATGTATAATCTATCAGAAAAAGAGAATAAGTCGCTACAAGCTAATTTAAACACATTAAGGGGGAATAATGCTTACTTACAGCAAGAAATTAAGAAAAGAAACGAAAATGCGGTGGCACTCAGTGAGCGAGTGCGGAAACTGGAAGAAGAGGCAAAGACGGATACGGCTTTTGATTGGTACGTTAATATTGCTAACAGTCCTGTTATTAAACGCTTGCAAGCAGACTGAAATTGTGTACGTTGAGGCAGAAAGAGAGCCTATCACTTGCATAGACAACATAAAGACACCGCTGGATATGGCAAACTGCTTATCAGAATATAAATTGAAGTATTAAAAAACAGGGTTTTTAAGCCCTGTTAGGATTGAAGAAACAATACAATTTAGGCTTATTATTATACACAAAAGGAGATAAAAGTCAAGAGGGGGACAAATGGATATATGGTGCGACAGCAGTTTTGACCAAAGACGGAAGATTTGCGGAGTTGGGATATATATCAAAGATGGAGTAAAGCAGAAAGCAATCAGCAACTGGATACCTGCCGAGAACAACAACTTTGGTGAGATGTTCGGGATTTACCTTGCTGGCATATTGATTAACGGTAAGCAAGGGAAGATACACACAGATTCCCAAGTGGCCATAAGCTATATAAACAGGGAAGTAAAGGACAAACCGAGGACAGGGGAGCAATACATACGGCACAAGCAACTGGAACTTCTAGCGTATAAAATACGGGCGGTTCTTCCCGAGGGTGTGGAGATTGTAAAGACAAAGGCACACACACACCATTTTCAGACAGACGCTATGGGGAATGAACTGTCAGACATACTTGCTAAACAGGGACGGACAAAGTTTTACGGAAGATAAAAACTGTTTACAATTTATCAAAAAGGGGTTGACAAATAAAATAAAGCTCCTACTATAAGAGGCGTCATAATGAATAGTTTATTTTTCAATGATACTCCTTAAATTTTGTTCAGCAGAGTGTAAAAACTCTGCTTTTTTTGTTGACAATTAAACTAAAACTGTTTAATATAGGTGATGTTAAAGAACTTTAATTTAAGGAGAATTTAAGATGAATAAAGATTTCTTACAAGCATACAGCAACCTACTTAATGACATTAACAGCATTAAGAAGAACAGCGACAATCCGTATTTTAAGAGCAAATATGCAGACCTTAACGCTATCTTTGATGAGATTAAAGAGAAGATAAGGAGCAACGGCTTTGTGTTGTTGCAGAGTGTTGAGGGCGACACCTTAATCACACAGATTGTGCATATTGAAACAGGGGAAGAGTTAAAGTCCGTATTTAACCTGATAACGAAAGCTCCGGATATGCAACAGCTCGGCAGTGCGGTTACATACGCCAGAAGATACAGCCTGTTGCCTATGCTTAATTTGGAAGTTGAGGACGATGACGGAAACCTTGCCAGCGGTAAGACCAAGACCCTTGATGAGTTAAAGACCGTTGATGAGTTTATTAACGCTATTAAGAGTGCAAGCTCCATTAAATACTTAGGGGCTTTGTACTACAAGTGGAGTGCTATATTTAGCAAAGGCACACCGGAATACAACACTTTGCAAAAGACTTCCGGTGATATGAGATTAAAACTTGAAAATCCTGAAATGAATGTGGAGGTAAGATAATGGAAAGAATAATCAAAAAGGACTACCCGTTTACCGTTATTATTGAGGATAAAATCGGTAAGACAAGCGGAAAGATGTACCAGTCAATAAGTCTGGGGCATACCTCAATCAAGAATAAAGAGGCTACCAATCCGCAAGACAAGTACCAGACAAATTGGTTCGGTTTCTTTGATGAAAAAGACCTGCTTAAACTGGCAAACTTGGTTAATTCTGCTTATAATACTCTGAAAGAGCAAAGAGGCAAGAGTTCCGCTCCGGTACAAATGATACCACCGGTAAAAGTTATACCACTTGCAACCAAACAGGTACAACAGGAACTTCCGCAACCGTTAGAATTTGAAGACGACGTAGTCCCGTTTTGAGTAGCAGATGAAGACCATAATCTATAACGACCGACAGCTTGAAACCGTTATTGCGGATATGTGTAACAAATTCCGTGAATATGGTGAGTTGTCGGTTGATTATGGTAAACCCTACAAAGCAAAGACCAAGGCACAGCTTGGATTTATCTTTGGTGCGTTGGTGGATAGCGTGATAGAGTTCTATAAAGGGCAAGGGGTGATTTGGAAGAAAAAGGACGTTGTGGAAAACTTTTATTCTGCTTGTTCGTATATGGACGAGCGGTTAAGGGAAGAGGGCAGAAGATTTAACGGGGACACATACACTGCACCAAAGAGATTGCCGGATATGAGCAGAGAAGAGGCGAGTATCTTTATTGACCACTGCATTTATCTGATAGACAATGCAAAGTGCTTTAAGGGGCTATATTTACACCCTAGCATACGGAATACTTGGATACGGCACGTTACCCAAGATGACATAGACAGATTGAGATTTGAGAAGTTTCCGAGGACTGACAAGGATTATTTACACCACCAACACACCGAGCCTTGCTTGTGGTGTGGTAAGAGTGCAAATATACAGGTTCACCATTTAAAGGAATTAGGTTACACTGGTGAGGCATATAAAGCGGACGACTGGCTCTCACTGGCATTGTGTGCGGATTGCCACGCTTTGTATCACACAAGGGGAAAAGAGGGCTTTATGCAGGCTATGAAATGGATAACGGACTACTTGTCTTTGGTGGACTTCTGCAAAATGAGGTATATTCGGTGGAAGAACCATTTATAAGGGGGAGAGATGAAAGAACACCAGCTACAATATGCTATACACTACACGCTCAACAAGTTCCGGATACTGCATTTTGAAACGGATATAATGGACGGGTTAAAATTCTGCAAAGACCAGAAGACCCGTTTTGCTTTTATCGGACACCACAAGAATATGGGATATATTAAAGGACAGCCGGATTTAGTGGTGTGCAAAGGTGGGAAGATTTACTTTGTGGAATTAAAGACCAAGGACGGCAGACAATCACCGGAACAAAAGGCTTTCCAGAATCGGGCAGAGATTGAGGGAATACCCTACCTAATTTGGCGGAATTTACAGGATTGCATAGATTTTATAGGAGATAAGAGATGATTTGTAAATATTGCAAAAAGGAGTTTGAACCATACAGGCAGACACAAGTTTATTGCTCACAGAACTGCCTAAAACAGGACTATCGGAATAACCACGCCTCTAACCACGTTGAAAAGAAGATTTGTCCGGTATGTTTAGAGGAGTTTCAGACATACAGCCAGACAAAGGTGTTCTGTTGTCCAGAGTGCTACTCAGAGTATCAGGATATTGCCAAAATGGTATGTGCCAGAATAAAGGGCAAGATAAAGGCATTGATTAAGCAAGCAAGGGAAACAAAACTCCCCTTGGAAGAAATTTATAAACAAATTCCGAAAAAGTAGTTGACTTTTATCAAAAACCGTTTAATATAATAGGTGCAGTAAGGAATTATTTTAGGACAATATGGGGCTTTACCAAGTCCTTACTGCAATTTTATTTTAGTAAAGTCCCGCCTTTTTTAGGAGCAGTAAGGCAATGAAGCAATTTTCACCACATATATACCCAGAATGGGGGGAGCTTATTTACGACTTACCTGTTGAGAGGCAAGCGGAAATATTTAATGCAATTTTGAAGTATCCAAACGAAAATCCAGACAGCGGCGTATGGCGTTTTATTAAATCTCAAATCGATAAAGATTATGACTTATTTATTGAGCGTTGCCAAAAGAATGGGGATATATCAAGGAATTACTGGCATAATAAAACGATATCGAACGATACCGAACGGTTACCGAACGATAATCAATCGATATCGAACGATACCCTAAACGTGAACATAAACAACAAACGTGAACATAAACAACAAACGAATAACGTGAATGAAAAATACATATACCTTGGGGAATTAAAGAATGTGAAACTAACGCAAGAAGAATACGACAAGTTGCAAGAGAAATACACCAACCTTGGTGAGGCAATAGAAAAGCTGGACACTTGGCTTGGCACTTCTGGAAGTAAGAATAAAGGCAAAGACCACTACGCTTATTTTAAGGAGAACAGCTGGGTGTGGGAAAGAATAAAGCCAAGCACAAACAACAACGCCTCTGCTTATGACAGGTGCGTTAAAAACGGACTAGACACAATGAAGAAATTTGAGGAGTTAGGACTATGATTAGTAAAGAATGTTTTGTTAAGCAAATGCAAGAATTAAGTTTGATTATGGATATTGAGGCAAAGCCTGAGTGGACGGTGGTTATGTATAAGCACCTTGCCAATAGCTTTGATGATGAAGAATTTGAATACGCAATTCACAAAATGTTGCAGAGTGAAACCTTTTATGGCAAGTTACCGACCGTTGCTCAATTTATGAAGTACAGACCCAACAGGTCAAACATAAAGAAAATGGAATTCTTGGAGAGAGTGTCAAACTATCTTCAACTTGATTATGTATGTTCTTACGACAGAGAGAAATTTGCCAAGGAAACATCAGAATTTGAGGGCAGAGTTTTAAGATACGGCGGTGGCATATCTGAAATGTACTCCCGAGTTCATAACTTGGATTATCCCGCCAGCATATCCAAAATAATAGCCGACTTGTCAGATTTCTATGATGACAATTATTCCGTAGAGGCTGATAAAACTTATCTGATTAGTGATGAAACAAAGAAGTTATTGAGTGGAATGATAAAAAAGATTGAGGACTAAAATACGGAAAATAAAAGGAAAATAAAAAAAGTTCATAATTTTTGCATTTTTTTATAAAAAAGTGTTGACAATTAAACATTTTTAGGTTAACTTGTAGACATAAGCAAGGGAAACCGAGCAGTTATAAAGTAAATAGTGAATAGGAAAAAAAGAGCCGAAACTTGGGTGTATTTATCCCAAGTCGAGGATAGGGTCGCAACCTACCTCCCGATGATGGCAAGCGAAAAACAAAATTTAGGAGATTAGAAATGAAAAAGAATAATGAAATACGGTTTGACTATAATGGCGGAACAGAGTTTCCGTACATTATGAGCAAAGAAGAGGACGGAACGTTCTCTTGTTATTATCAGCCAGAGGGCTACCAGAGGGACTTGCAGTTCTATGGAGTGGGCTCAAAAAGAGCCTTTTGGAAGGCGTTTTGGAAGATGCTTAAAAATGAGGCGTCATTCTTAAACCGCCGCTACGGGACGGAACTCCCGTCGTGGATGAAAAAATAAAGGGGGTGGATATGATAAAAGGATTTTTAATAGGCTTAACCGCCTCTTTATTGATGATATTCGTTGTAATACCGTCAATGTTTATGACAGACACCGCCAGCGAGCCTTTAACGTTGGCAAGGGTTCAAAACTTTTATTTTGGAGATTGATTATGACATTTAAAGAATTTCAGATGTGGGCTCAGGACAAGGAATACACGATTCGTGATGAGTTTGTGATTGCGAAGAGCTATATGTGTACGGACGACGGCAAGATTGCGTTTAGTTGTGTAGGGTTTCCTGACGGACATTATTCTAGTATGCACATTGTACTAGCAGAGGGAAAGACACCAGACCAACAAAAAGCATTTTTGGAGATTGTGCTATGAGTTTAACAGAAAACCAAAAGAAACGGATTTTAGGGGCTATTGACGATATGGAGATAGACCTTTGGGCTTTGGACAGTTACCGCAATTATGGACACCCAGACCAAAACTTCGCAAGATTTGCAGAGCCTGATGACGAGGACTGGGACGAACAGGAAGAATGGGAAAAGAAGATTGACCAGTTCAAATACTACATTGAGGCTGACGGAGTCTTTGAGTATATTAAAGGCTCAGATGAAGAATTTGAATCTGACGAGGACAGAGAGATTACAAAAGAGGCGTTAGCATACTGCGACACGCTTTACTAGGATTTGCTTACAAAACCGTAGTACAGGTTCATAGGGTAAGCAAATGGAGATTGTCCGAATATAGCGAATAAGGACAGGCTACTGGAAAGGCTGATTGGAATCTCCGCTGTGGATTGTTGAGGAATAAGGAAGAATACTCAATAGGCTGTTCAGAAGGGCTTTATGGGAATCCACAAACCTGAGGTACGGGCGGAATAAAGGAATACGCTCGGGAGTTGTCGAAAGCTAGACCAATACCTCAAAAGGGTGGCACGAATACGGCGAATAAGTGCTGAACGTCGAAAATAAAAAAGCAAACCCCTTGCCAAGAGTTTAATTTTAAGGAGTAAAAGAAATGATTGAAATCGGAACTTTATGTTGGTTTTGGGACGGTGATGAAGATGAACGAGTAATCGGGCAGTATGGCGGATGTGGTGTAATACAGGTTGACTTGGATAAGCAAACAACAACTCACTTCAATCTTGACACCGAAATAAACTACAACTACTGCCGACCAGTTAAGATTGAAGAAATTAAGTTAGGAGAAAAAGAATGATAACTGTTTTAATATATTGGTGGGCATTATACGCTTGGCAAGTAGAGTGCTATAAAGAGCCGTTTGCTTGTGTGTCTTGTTTAGAGCTTGCCTTCGAGCTTATGTGTTTAGTACATTGGTGGGAGAACAGAAAATGACTTGGCTAGACTTACTAGAAAAACACGGAAGACCATACAGGAGTGAGGTCTTGGGATTTAATGTTGCTCCTGATACAGTAGTTCAGTTCACAGTATTAGGCAAGGTCAGTATTCTATATAAACAAGAATACTGGGAGGCGATTGATATTGCCACCGACCGCACACCAGAACAAATGGACGCAATTATAACAGCATTGGCGGAGAAGAAGTGATGACTTGGGAAGAATTGGTAGAAAAAGCAGAAAAGATTGGTTATTCTACGTTTGAATACAAGAATAGTAAATATCAGATTTTAATTAAAGACTATGACCAAGAATTTTGGCCAGATGGTAAAGTGATACTTGGTGCAGGCGAAATAGATGGGTGGACTAGGTATGACAGAACCTACGACCAGATGTATCAGATAATGTTAGCGTTGGAGGATTGATGTTTATTGGTTGGTTTAGTTGCGGAAGTACGTCAGCGGTTGCCTGTAAGCTAGCAGTTGAGAGATTTGGCAAAGACAACGTTGACTTATGGTATCTGGAAACAGGCGGACACCACCCAGATAATGTTAGATTCCGCAAAGAGTGTGAAGAATGGATAGGTAAAGAGATTAGAGTTGCTCAAAATCCGAAATACACTTGTCCGCTTGACGTGGCAAGAAAAGAACTGTTTACAACACCTTACGGAGCACCTTGTACCAAGCACTTAAAGAAAGAGGTAAGGCAGAAACAGATAATGCCTCTTTACGGTGATGATGTAGTTCACGTTCTTGGGTTTGAGTACACAAAGCACGAAATCAATCGGGCGTTGCGTTGGAAAGAACAACAGACACCGAACTGTTACTTCCCTTTGATTGAAAAGAGAATGAATAAACAGGACTGCTTGCTTGAATTAAGGAAAGCTCGGATTGAAATACCAGCTATGTATAAGCTCGGCTATCACAATAATAACTGCATCGGTTGCTTTAAGGCTGGGGCTGGGTACTGGAATAAAATAAGGGCGGACTTTCCCGATGTATTTGAGGAAGTATCCAAAGTGGAGCAGGAAACGAAACATACAGTGTTAAAGAGGGACGGGAAACCGTTGTATTTGAAAGACCTTGAATCTACTGCTGGCAATCACACCGACCTAGAAATACCAGACTGCGGATTGTTCTGCGATATTGAAATGGACGGACTGCCTGTATTAGAATTAGAGGACGCAAGAGAAAAACTTATTTGGGAGAAACAATGATGAAAGAAGAAGTGTCCGAAAAAATCGGACAGTTGCAAAATGCTGACGCCAGCAAAACGATGACAGATTGTCACCAGTTGCAAAAAGATTTTGACCGAGTGTTTGAAACATATACGATTCTGCTTGAAGATTATTACACCTTGCACAAGCTATCGGAAAAGCTCAATCAAAAGAATCTTGACCTCAAACGAGCAATAAGCCGAGCGGTTGACTACCTTGCTTGTATGGACAGAATATCCGAGGATAAACCGAACGAGCAGTTGGCTATGGACGTATTAAATGAGGCATTGGGAGAAAATAGATGAAGAAAGTAAGTTATCCGAAATTGATTTTAAATTTGTTTAAAGATATATTGTTTGTACTTGGCTTTTATGTAGTGCTTACTATCACAATGGTTCTATATTTTGCTGTTATGTTGCTTGCTTTAATCGTCTATCCTTGGGATAAGGGATATTTTGCAATATACAATGCATTATCAAAACTAGGAGAAATATTGCACAAGTAAGAAATATTTATGCAAAGATTTAGAGAGTTTGAGAGTGGTTGTTTCCAAAATGGAAATAGGTAGAAGATAGAATTAAAAGGAGATTATGTATGATATACGCATATTTAAGGGTAAGTAGGGAAGAACAAGATTATAGGTCGCAAAAGGTAGGAATTGACCGATATTGCGAATATAAAGGGCTAAAAATTGACCGAGAAGTTGTAGAAGAGGGTGTGAGCGGTAAAATACCATACAAAGAAAGAAAACTTAATGACATTATCAAAAAAGCCAAAAAAGGCGACACTATCATTGTTGCGGAATTATCACGATTGAGCAGACAGATGACAGAATGCTTTGAAATGGCAAAGATTTTAACCGATAAAGGCGTAAATGTTTATTGTATAAAAGAAAACCTAGAAATAAACAATACCGCTTTGGGGTTAATGGTGATGAGCTTGTTTGCATTTTCTGCCCAAATAGAACGGGAAAGAATTGTTGAACGCACCAAAGAGGGGATAGAAAGAGCCAGAAGAGAGGGTAAACAGATTGGTCGTCCTTTTGGCTTTACATACAGAAAGCTAAATGTTGATGAAGTTAAAATGTATCTGGACGGCGGATTAAATAAAAAACAGACGGCAAAAGCCCTTAACTGCTCACGAGGAACATTATACAGGTTTATAAAGGAGAATAATATTGATGATAGCGGTGATTTGGATAAACTGGGGGTGAATAATGGTTAAGACTTGTTTTTCTAACACTCCCACCTTTTATAAAACAGACCGTGCCATATATTTAACAGGGGTTAACAAGACGGTGCGGAGTATCTGCAAAGAGATTGGGGGCGTTCATCAATACAATAGTGCTTTACGCTTTGCCAGATGTAGACACACCAGCATTGATACGGCATTAAAAAAGACTTACCCTTGGGTGTATGAGGCTTTAATAGATTATGCAGTGAAGAATGACCCAGCACATTGTCTGAACGGTATCAAAATGAGCGTTCTGAACTATGCAAAGAAAGGCGAGTACAAGTATCAGATTAAAACGGACAAGGAATGCCTAGGTTTTAACGACAGAAACGAATTTATAGAATGGATTGAGGCAAATATATGACAATGTACAACTTACCAACAGGGGAAAGCCTGACGGACTACTGCAAAAGAACCGGATTAACGTATTTACTTGTGTGGCGTAGGCTTATTAAAGGTATGGATATGACCACCGCTATTGAAGAGGCAAAAAAGGTTGCCGGTAAAGGCAGCACCAGAAACAATACCAAGTACTACAAAGACGGTATGCAGTTAAAGGAATGGTGCAGAAAGAACGGCATAAACGAAAACACAATTTATTCAAAAATATCAAGGGGAACATTTAAGGTATGAAGAATATACAAAAGGAGAAAGAGAAAGATTACATTGAGCTATTAAAACTCAAAATAATCACCAATAAACAGCTCACAAGAAAAGAGCTAAAAGATGTTAAAACCTTGCTAAAAAAGGTTGACAATCGGCAGAAATAGTTTAATATATTGGCAATAGGAGAAATAGAATGTTTGGATTTAAGAAAAGAGCAACAAAGAAACTTTATGAAACTTTAACCGAAGTTAAGAGCTGGCACAAGCGGACGTTTAAGGACTGCACGCTTGCCGGACAGCTTGCTAAACTGGAAGAAGAATTAAAGGAATACGACAACGCACCGGACTGGTCGCACTCTCTGGCAGAAATGGCGGACGTCTTAATTGTATTAGGTGGGCTTGACCGGTGGAAAAGCAAAATCGGGGAATATATGTTGCAAGGCTTTTTATCCCAAGCCAACACTAGAACGATTGAGCTTTGGAACGTTACGGTTAAAGCGAAATTAGATATAAACAAACGCCGTATCTGGAAGAAGAAAGCGGACGGCAGTTATCACCACATAAAAGGAAAATAAAGATGACAGGTGAAGAATTAAAGAATATCCGATTAAGTTACGGGGCGAGCCGACAGGCGTTCAGCAAGTACTTTTTAGGGATAAGTCGGACAATGGTTTACTTTTATGAAACCAACAAGACGACAATTCCGGAACTAGTGGAAGTAAGAGCGAAGTTCTGGGCAGAGAAGATGAAAGAATACAAGCAAGCAGAGGTAAAGTTAGGATGAAAAAACGGGGAGCAAATGTTATTAATATTAACCAGAATACAACTACATCAAGCATATCGATATCAAACGCTCCCCTCCTCAAACGCTTAAAGATAAAAGCGTTACTCTGGCTATTGCATTTTAAAATAAAACGATTATAATTAGACTATTAAGGGGTGGGTGTTTTATCATACATAATCTCCTTTATACATACAGCACAGCCCACCTCTTAACCCTTTGGAGAGAGAAATGTTTATAAAAGTGGAAAAAGACAACAAGACGACATACCGCTGGGTGGCAGATGACCAAGACTACCAACCTGAGAGATATGAGAGCGACTTCCAAGGGGATTTAACCACAGGCACTGCGAAGAGCGTGTCCTTGGGGATAAGCAAGGAAAGATTTAACGAGATATTTGGGGGAAGTAATGGAACTCAAAGACATAAAGTTTGATAAAAGAAACTACCGCAAGCACAATGATAAGAACAAGGAGCTGATAAAGAAGTCCGTAACCGAGTGTGGCTTTGGCAGAAGTATCGTTATCGATTCAGACAATGAAATAATCGGTGGCAACGGCGTTGTCGGGACGCTGGACAAAGACACAAAGATTAAAGTGATAGAAACCGACGGGTCGGAACTTGTGGTTGTTAAAAGAACCGATTTAAAGACCGAAGATGAGAAAAGAAAAAGGCTTGCCGTTCTGGATAATTCCACAAGTGATAGTTCTGAGTTTGATTTAGGATTGTTGCAGGAAGATTTTGACGTTGGCGAGTTGGGAGATTTAGGGATAGATTTGCCAGAAGTGGAAACCGATGAAGAAGAACACGAAATTGTAGAAGATGAAGTTCCAGAACAGGTAGAAACTCGGTGCAAGCGTGGTGATGTGTGGAAACTTGGAAACCACCGCTTAATGTGTGGCGATAGCACAAGCATTGATGATGTTGAGAAGTTAATGAATGGCGAAAAGGCTGACCTTTGCTTTACAGACCCACCTTACGGAATGAAGAAAGAGATTGACGGCGTGCTTAATGACAACCTAAACTATGACGCTTTGTTAGACTTTAACAGGCAATGGATACCGCTTACGTTTATGAGCCTCAAAGACGTAGGCTCTTGGTATTGTTGGGGAATTGACGAGCCGCTAATGGATATTTACAGCAATATTTTAAAGCCAATGGCAAAGGATAACAAAATAACGTTCAGAAACCTCATTACTTGGGATAAAGGGTCAGGACAAGGGCAAATGTTAGACGGATATAGAATGTATGCACCAGTAGACGAGAAGTGTTTGTTTGTTATGTGCGGCGTGCAGGGATTCAACAACAACGCCGATAATTACTTTGAGGGCTGGGAGCCGATAAGAACTTACCTGAATGATGAGATGAACAAATGCGGAGGCTCAAAGAACTGGGATAAAGCACTTGGAAACCAAATGGGAAAGCACTTTTTTACAAAATCACAGTGGGCTTTCCCAACAAAAGAGAATTATGAAAAGCTACAAGCTTTTGCAAAAGGAGAGGCATTTAAGCGAGAGTACGAGGACATTAAGCGAGAGTATTATGAAACAAGGGCTTACTTTGATAACACCCACGACAATATGAACAATGTCTGGCATTTTGAACGGACTTCCAGCAAAGAGAGGGAACAAACAGGCGGACACGCTACACCGAAACCGATTGCTTTATGCAGCAGAGCGATTAAGACAAGCAGTCGAGAGGGTGAGCTTGTTATAGACTTCTTTGGGGGCAGTGGCTCAACACTTATAGCTTGCGAGCAGCTAAACCGCAAGTGTTATATGCTGGAATTGGACGAGCATTACTGCGATGTTATTATTACACGCTGGGAAACATTGACAGGAAAGAAAGCGGAGTTAATATGAACCTTTTAAGGAACAGCGACACACATACAACATACAGTCCACAGGTAGGACAAATCCACATTTATTATTATAAATCAACCGTCCTGTTCCTTAAATACTTATGGAGAATAAAAAATGGCGAATGAACAAAACCTTAGGATATTAAGCCAGAAAGAAGCCCGAGAACAAGGACGTAAAGGCGGAAAGGCAAGTGTTGTTGCCAGACGGCAGAAAAAGACCTTAAAAGAGATGTTTCAGGCAATAGGGGAAACCACACCGCCAGAGGCTATTATTTCCCAGTTAAAGAAGATAGGCTACGATATTAAGGACACCAACCTTATTGACGCTATGATTAAAATTGCAAGCCTTAAATCGCTGGATAAAAAAAGCTCCGTTAACGATATTCGGAACTTCGTTGAGATGTACGCTAAATATACGGGGCAAGAGCCAAAGAAAGAAGTTTCGGCAGAATTAAGCCTAAAAACCGCACTTGTGGAGTTTGTAGATGGAACGGGTGAAAGTACAGATAGCGAAGATATTCCAACCACTATTAACTGAACACAAAAGATATAAACTCTACTGGGGCGGACGTGCTGGCGGTAAGTCTTACGCATTTGCGGACTGCCTACTTTTAAAGGCAAGGCAAGAGAAATTATTTATTGCTTGCGTGCGTGAAGTTCAGAACTCTATTAAAGACTCGGTGTACAAGCTGTTAAAGGACAGAGCGGAATATTACGGCTTTGACGATTATGTATTTTATGAGGACAGAATAGAAAACTCCGTTACAGGGTCAAGGTTTGTCTTTAAGGGATTAAAAGACCAAAACAAGCAGAATATTAAGTCCTTGGAGGGGGCGTCCGTTGCGTGGCTAGAAGAGGCTCAGAGCATCAGTAAGGCGTCTTGGGAAGTGTTAGACCCGACAATTCGTATGCCTAATTCCGAAATCTGGATAAGTATGAACAGGGAGAACGAAAGAGATCCAATTTGGGTGGCAGTGGCAAGCAATCCAGATGAGCAGACGTTAATTCGCAAGGTGAACTATTACGATAATCCGTTCTGCCCTGATAATATGAAATACTTGGCTAGAAAGTGTAAAGAAGAGAATTACGACGACTTTAACCATATCTGGCTAGGAGCTCCCGTATCACAAGGCAATACAAAGCTATTTAGTGCCAAGGACGTAAGAAACGCTATGACGCCTAAAATGGATAAATCTGACAGTCCGTTAATTATCGGCGTGGATGTTGCACGATTTGGGGACGATAAAACCTGTTTTTGCTGGCGTAGGGGCAGATATTGCATAAAGGTTGAGAGTTATGCCAACTTATCAACTGTGGACATAGCGAACAAAATAACGGGCTTAATTCGTGAGCAAAAGCCCAGCAGAATATTTATTGACGTGGGCGGTGTAGGTGCTGGCGTTTATGATATTCTTGTTGACCGAGGATATAGAGAAGTCGTGCGAGATGTAAACTTCGGCAGTAAAGCAATGTATGACGACAGATACTTTAACAAGCGTGCGGAGATGTGGGGCGAGGCGAATGAATGGATTAAACAGGAGCTTCCGGTACAACTGCCCAATGATGATGAGCTGTTTGATGATTTGTGTTCTGTGAATAAGAAATACGACAGCAGAGGGCGGTTGCAGTTGCAGAGTAAAGACGACGTAAAGAAAGAAATCGGGCGGTCGCCTGATAAAGCGGACGCATTTGTATTAACCTTTGCAAGCCCTGTATTGGACAATGGCAGAGTGAAGATGTACGGTGCAGACACAAGTGTGGAGAGTTTATTTAGGGAGAATAAAGTAAGTTCTGGCTGGTAAAATAAAATGCTCTGCATTCAAGGTACAGAGCAAGAGATGGAAAAAACAGTAATGTTTATACCCAAAATAAAAAAATAAGTCAAGAGAATAAAAAAGAAAACCTCTTGACTTATTATTTTTTGTATGTAATATACAAAACGACCTAGCGGATTTAACTATACACATTTTCCTTAAATTGTCAATAGAAATCTGCAAAGCCTCGGTCTGGTGATTTTTCGGGCGAAAGTACGGTTTGCACAGACTTAAACTTCCACATAAACGGGCGGTGCAGGTGGAAACGTAGGGACTAAGTTCTCGGGAGCGTGCCTAACTGGTTAATACTATCTCTGTTTAGTATTGATTGGTGTATCCGAGGCAACAGAGTGGCAAAGGGCGACGGCTCATTGGGGGAACAATCCTCTTGCCAGTAAGTACAAGCCTGTATTTATAACGGGTTAGGGTACTTATTGGCTTTAAGCTCGGGTCTATTGAAAGAACAGTCCAGTATTTAAAAGAATAAAGGTTAAGAGAGTAAATAGTAAGGTTGTGGATAAGTTAGGTTAATTTGCCCTCACTTGACAAAGAAAAAAAAAGTATTAAAGTGATTTAAAGGAGAAAGACAATGCGTGCAATAATGGACAGAGTTTTTATTAAATTAGACCCTCGTGAGGAGAAAAAAGGCGGAATAATACTTGTGGATAACTTTCAGACTTCACGAAATGTAGGGGTTGTGATTAGTAAAGGTGAAGAGGTAAAATCGGTTAAAGTTGGGGAGAGAGTAATATTTCACGACTTTGACGAGCTGGAAAGTCCAGAGGAGGACGTAGTTGTTGTAAGGGAACACTCTTTATTGGGGGTTATAGAATGACAGATTTTGAAAAGTGGATTAAGAGAATTGCCAAGGCGGAAAAGGAATACGAAAAGTATCACGATTTGGTTAAAGAAATTCGGGCTTACTACAAGAACGAAAAGAAGAATAAGAGTAACGTGTTTTGGTCAAGTGTAGAAACCTTAAAGCCGTTTCTTTATTTTAAGCAACCCAAGGTATATGTTGAGCAAAAAGAAAAGACGGGGGATATTGTAACCTCTGTGGCCGGTTCTATTCTGGAAAAAGCAATAGAGTGGGATTTAGGACAGTTTGATTTTGACGGCGTGATTAAGTACGCAAGAAACGATTATCTATTAAGCGGTTGCGGGTTATTGTATGAGAAATACAAGCCAACCTTTGTTAAAACAGAACAGGAAATAATCAGCGAAGACGGAAGTGTTGCTTATGTTGAGGCGGAACTTCTGGACAGTGAGAGCATAGAAACGAAGTACATTGACCCAGAAAAATTTATTGCAGACAGCGAAAAGGTCGGGATTTGGGAAGACGTAACGTGGGTAGCACAATCCATAGAGATGACCAACAGAGAGGTTAAAGAGCAATTTGGGGAAGAAGTAAAGGACTTTATACCGGAAGAAGATGAGGACAAAGCAACCGTTGTCTATCAGATTTGGGATAAGGAAAGCAAGAGTGTGATTTACCTTTGCAAAGATATTACCGGAAAGATTTTGAAACAAGAGCCGTTGCCGGATATCTGCGGTGTATTTCCAATGCCGAAACCGATATTTACAACTCTGACAAATGACAGTATTATCCCCGTTCCGGATTATACCGAAATAAAAGCTTTATTGGACGAGCTGAACGGTATTAACGAAAGAATGCGGTTAACAATGCAGGCTTTAAAGGTTTCCGGTGCTTACGACAACTCTTATCCGGAGATTGCTAACATTTTAAGTAAAGATGTAGCGTTGGTAAGTATTGCAGACTTTGACAGACTTAAAGAGGCTGGCGGTTTGCAAGGCGTGATTGACTTTATTCCGATTGACCAGTATGTGAACTCTTTACAGGCAATGGCACAAAGACGCCAAGACGTGATGAGCAATATTTACGAGGTTACGGGGGTAAGCGATATTATGCGTGGTAATAGCGACCCGACAGAAACCGCAACCGCAGTAACCAAAAAAACGAACTTCGGCACTTTAAGGAACCAAGACCGCCAGAACGATATGCAACGTTTTATAACGGACTTGCTTAAAATAAAGGCGGAGATGATTTGCGAGATGTTTACCGTTGATACGTTAACGAAGTTCGCAAAAGGCTATGACGAGCAGTTAGTATTTCAAGCCGTTCAGATGCTGAAAGAGGATAAATTAAGACACCTTTATATCGGCATTGAAACGGACACAAGCTTTAACCAAGACGACACCGCACAAAAGACAACGGAGGCGGTTAATCTTATCCACAACTTAATTACACAGGCGTTCGGGGTGATTAGTCAGCAACCTTTATTGTTGCCGTTGTATAAACAGATGATTGAAAGCGTTGTTTTGACCTTGCCTAATGCAAGACAGTACGAGCCTGTTTTGGAAGATGCTTTTAATAAGATTGCACAAGAACTGGCACAACCGACACCGGAACAACCTAATCCGGAAATGCTTAAAGTACAGAACCAAGCACAAAAGGACGCCAAGGACTATGAGATTAAGAAAGAGGCTAACCAGATTAAGGCGGGTGAGCTTGCGTTAAAGAAGACGATTGAAGATAATAAAATCGCAATGGAGAATAAAGAGGCTGAAATGCAGTACGCATTAAAGCAAGACGAGATTCGGGCGGGATTAGCAACCTCCGCAAATATCACTACTGGATATGTAAAGGGGTTTTAGATGCTATTACCGGACGGAACAGAGGCAGAACGAATTGAAGATATTGACAAATATCTAAAATCTGCTAACCTAACAATGGCAAGCGATTATTCGGAAGAATATATCAAAGCTGTGAGGGAGAAACGAGATACAACCGAAAAAGCCGAGCAATGGGCAGACTTCGTTCGGGAGTACAAAAAAAGGATTTGGATTTATGAGTGATTTAAGAGATGAACTCGAACAGCAGTTTACTTCGGCGGACACGCAAAGCACAACTGCAAACAATGATGTAGAAGAACACCAAGAGGAAACGGTTGCAAACGTAGACGAATGGCTGGACGCTCCGAAATCATATACAAAGGAATATCAGGGAACTTTTAAAGACCTGCCGCAAGATTGGCGTAAATACCTAATTGAGCGGGAGAAACAGGTTGAAAAAGGGTTTTCTGATTTTGGCAATAGAGTAAACTCCTATAAAGTTTACGATGATGCTTTTAATAGTCGGCAAGACAGACTGAAACAAGCCGGTATAAATTCGGCCAAGGATTATTTTAATCTCTTGACAAGAATTGACGACGGGCTTGCGACAGACCCGAATGCAACTATACAGGCATTGTCTGAGGCTTACGGGATTTCTCAACAGCCAACTTCCGACCTTGAACAGAGATTACGTTCAATACAGCAGACAGTAGAGGCTCAACAGCAGTATTTTGCACAACAGCAGAAACAAGCCGTTGAGAAAAGCGTTGCGGATTTCGCAAGTGCAAAAGATGAGGCGGGTAACCCAAAGCACGCTTATTTTGATGAAGTACGGGCAGATATGGCACAACTTATTCAAACAGGCGTAGCGAAAGACCTTGAAGATGCTTATAACAAATGTATATGGTCAAACGAGGCAGTAAGAAACAAGCTTATTGCCGAGCAGTCAAAAGCCAATTTACAGAATAAGCTTAATGAGGCGGAAAGGGCTAAAAAAGCTGGGTTTAACCCACAGTCCAAGACTACTGCTCCTGAACGTGAACTGTCTTTAAGAGAGGAATTAGAAAGACAATTTGCTAATATTTAGGAGGCTTTAAAATGGCTAATGAAAACTACAACGAAATTTTTACGACTACAATTGAAAACCGCAGCCGTAAATTGGCAGACAATGTAACCAAGAACAACGCTCTTTTGGATAGATTGTCTAAAAAAGGTAAAATCCGCACTATCGACGGTGGTTCTAAAATTCTTGAAGAATTAGAATACGGCGAGGGCGACCTTGTATGGTATGCTGGATATGACAGCATCACTTACTCTCCGAAACAGTTATTCACTGCTGCGGAATATGCACTTAAATTATGTGCCGTTCCTGTTGCTATTTCCGGTGAAGACCTGTTGAAGAACAGCGGTAAAGAGAGAATGATTGACCTCTTTGAAAAGAAGATCTCCAACGCTGAAAAGACAATGAAGAACAAAATGGCTGCCGCTATCTATGGCGACGGTACAGGTTCTTCCGGTAAAGAAATCGGCGGTCTTAAACTCCTGGTAGCTGATGACCCGACAACCGGTACTGTTGGTAATATCTCTCGTGCAGATAATGACTTCTGGCGTAACCAGTCCAAGACTACTGCCGTTACTTCTGAAAATATCGGTAGTGTAATGGACGAAGTTTACTTGTCTTGCTCTCGTGGTACAGACAAACCGGATTTAATCGTTGCAGACAATACTTTGTACGCAACTTTTGAGCAGTCTTTAACTCCGTTGCAGAGATTCACAGACCCGAAACTGGCAGAAGCCGGATTTACTTCTTTGAAGTATAAAGGGGCTGATGTTATCTTTGACGGTGGTCAAGGTGGTGCTTGCCCTGCTAACCACATGTATTTCCTGAATACGGATTACATTTACTTGCGTCCTCACAAAGACCGCAATATGAAGGTTATCGGTGGCGACCGTCTGGCTATTAACCAAGACGCTTTGTATCGCATTATCGGGTGGGCTGGTAATATGACCTTGTCCAACGCCGCTTTACAGGGTGTTTTGATTAACGGATAATCAATTAAAGGGGAAGGGTTAAGGCTCTTCCCCTAACCTTAAAGGAAAAGAGAAATGGAAGCAGATTTTAGTTTATTTCAATCAATGTTAAACAACTCAAAGACAGAAGACGGCGTTCTGGCAGAGTTCTATGATAAAAGCGTAAAAACAAACGAAGTAACGGACACCGGACTTCCGGTATTCGTGCAAAAGACTTATATTAAAATCCGCTTGCGTGATAATAATGATGTCTTTGACCAACCGGCAAGTGAAGAACACAAAAAGAGATTTCCGGTAGAATACAACAGATATTTACTGAACAAAAAGGAAGTAGAGAACGGCACACCGCTTAATCAATTTGCATTCCTAACCACTGGACAATTGGAGCTTTGCAGATTTAGGGGAATATTTACGGTGGAAAGACTGGCAGATTTAACTGATGAGCAAGTTCAGAGTTTAGGATTAACGGAAGAACGGGAGCTTGCAAATAAGTTTTTGGAAGTATCAAAAAACAATTCCGCTATTGCCGAATTTGAAAAGAAAGAAAAGGCATACAAAGCGGAGATTAAGAAGTTAAAAGCAGAGATTGAAAAGCTGAAAGGTGCAAACAATGGCTAATATTTTAGAAATATGTCAGAAAGTGGCGGATATAACCGCTTGCCAAAGACCGACAGACTTATTTTCAAAGTCTATTCAGAATGACCAAATTTTCGGCTCTGTCGCACACGCTACACTTGACAGCTTAATGAGATACGGAAACTGGCAAGACCTCACCAAGGAGCTAAAAATCCGCACTACAAAAGGGAAAAAGATTTATCCAATTGACGCTTATGTTGATGACTTCTATTGCGTACTCCAAAACACAATTTACGTTAAGGACACACAGGAAAAGGTTATCGGGGCAATTACTCCCGAACAGTGGGCAAAAGACAAGTGCTTTGACGTGGACGGCGTAAAGTTCAAAATCCAGAATAATTGCATAAAGTTTCTGAATGACCCAGAGTGCTGGGATATTTACCTCACATATCGGAGCAATGCAGTATGTTACGACGCTGAAACATACGAGGAAAAGAGCTCACTTACTGCGAATACGGATATTCCGATTTTTGACCATTATGTTGTGCAGTTGGGGATAACTTACCGCTGGTTAAAAAGAAACGGGCTTGACTATACCGAAGAATACAACGAATATATGTCAGAGCTAAAAAAGAAATACGGAACAGGGCTTGCCACCCAAGATATAGATTTAAGCGGTGGCAAAATAACGGATTTAGGGGAGTTAGCAAATGTTATTACGTCGAAATGTGAACCGGAGCGTTAAGTCGCAAGAGGTTATCTTACCAGCTCCGATTATGGGCTTAAACGTACGGGACGCTGTCAGTTCTATGCAACCAACTTATGCAATCACAATGGATAATTATATGCCGACAGAGTCTGCGGTGGTGTTGCGTAACGGATACTCCAAATATGCAGAACTTGGTACAAATAAAACAGGCGTAAAGACGCTTGCGTATTATTCCAAGCCGAATTATGACCGCTTTATTGCGGTGTATGACGGTAAAGCCTACGATGTAACGACAAAGAACGTCGATACTTTTGACGTAAGCTTTGCAAACTCTTATTGTCAGACAGTGCAATACAAAGACAGGCTATTCTTCCTAAATGGAACGGACACACCGAAGGTCTTTTATGTTGATGATGAACTGGCAGAACATTTTGAAGATTGGGGATTTACGGGGGCTACAAACCCGAATGCTTTAATCTCTGGTGCGGTAAGTAAGGAGTTCTTGTGGTTTGTTGAGAAGAACAGCTTAAAGGCGTGGTATTCTGCCGAGGCTGGCAACGTTGCTGGTGATTTATACTCTTTTGACCTTGCACAGATAAGTAAAAAGGGCGGTTCTTTAATTGCAGTTGCCAACTGGACAGTTGACGGTGGGCAAGGGATTGATGATTATACGGCATTTATCACTTCGCAAGGGGAAGTTCTGATTTATTCCGGAAGTAATCCGAATTCTGCTGATGATTGGGAGTTAAAAGGCTCTTACAATATCGCCAAACCGATTGGATATAGATGTACAATGAAATACCAAGGGGATATTGTGATAATCACAGAGGACGGCTATATCCCGATGAGCAAGATGTTAGCTTTTAATAATAGTGGGCAGACTTCCAACGTATTTAGCGACACGATTCGTGGCTTGGTGATTAAAAGAACCTCACAGAATAAGGATAAACTCGGCTGGCAGTCCGTTATTTACTCCAAAAAGGGCTATGCAATATTTAACGTTCCTGTTGCTCAACAATTTGAACAACACGTTATCAATGTTAATACTGGTGCTTGGTGTAGATTTACCAACATACGTTCTTACTGCTGGTGTAACTACGGGGAGAATATTTACTTCGGTTCAGATAATACGGTGTTTAAGTTCGATGACGGGTATTCCGATAATGGGTCAGATATTGAGGGTAAAGTAGAACAGGCGTATAACAACTTCGGCACGCCAGAGTTAAAAAAAATCTCTTTAATCAATCCGAGAACAAAATGCTCCACTTCCTACAACCTGACAATTTACACAAATGTGGATTTTCACGAATCTAACGTCAATTATGTAACGAACGTCGGGAGTTCAGGGGACTCTTTGTGGGGAGAAAGTGCTTGGAGCAACGTTGCGAAAGATGTTGACAGAAACTACAAATGGCAGACGAGTGATGCCACCAAGGTAAACACACAATGGACGGCACATTCTGCGATTGGCACTTCTATAAGCGTTGTTTTTAAGACCAAAACCAAGGGAAACAGGATTGAGTGGTATGACACAGAGCTTCGGTATGAGATTGGACGGGGGATTTTATAAAATAATCCCCGATTCGCAAGGTATTATTAAGGAATGGATATGTAACGGATTAGGTGAAACCTCTGACTGGGTGGGTGACAATTACACATTCGGGATAACTTATAAAGATGAGTTTGTAGGGGGCTTGATTTTTAATAATTATCGTGCTAACGTTGAGATATGGTTAACGATATATACCGTAAGTCCGAAATGGTGCAGTAAGTCTGTGTTAAGGTATGTATTTAAGACCTGCTTTGAAAAGCTGAACTGTCAAAGGGTAAGCGTACTCGTAAGCAAAGATAACTCCAAGAGTTTAAGCCTGTGTGAAAGATTGGGCTTTAAAAAAGAGGGATTACTTCGGCGGTATCGAGAAAATGGCACAGATTGCTATATTTTAGGTATGTTAAGAGAAGAGAATAAATGGAGTTAGAAATATGAGTAAATCAATCAGTAAATTAACCGGAACAAACAAAGTTAAGTACGATAATTCAGCGACAAACAACCTCGTTAATTATCTAAACAACTACAACACCTCAAATGCGGACACAACGTATTCCAATTTAGGAAGTTACGCAAGTCAGGCAAGCCAAAACCTAGCAAATACGCTGGGTGATTATACTTTTAGTGTAGATGCGTCCGAAGATGCCAGACAACAGGCACAAGAGGCAACTTATAACTCGTATATGAACTATTTACAGCCTCAATTTGAACAGCAGACAAGTGATTTAGCTACTTCCTTGCAGAATAAAGGCTTGGCAGTAGGCAGTGAGGCTTACGAGCGTGCAATGAACGATTTACAGGACAATCAGAACCAAGCGACACAACAAGCCGCTTATCAATCTGTCTTGGCTGGTAACGACGCTTACACGCAAGATTTAGAAAATCAGATTAATGCGGGTAACTTCGGAAACACTGCACAAGCAAGTTATATAAATCAGCTCTTATCTGCATTGACGGGTTCTTATAGCGGATATGACGTTGCAATGGATAAATACTCGGCACAATCTAACCAAGCCGCAAATAATTATGCCTCCGCACAACAGGCAGCAAACAACAGGCTTGCTTTAACAAACTCTTTATTAAGCGGTGGCAGTAAGTTATCAGGGGGAATGTAGATGACAAAATACGCAAGCGTTATTGCACAGATTGGGCAGATGACCAGACCAAAGGTAACGGAGGGGCGGTCGATAGATTTTGCGGGAGCTATTGATAATTACTACAACGCAAAGGAGCAGAAAAGACAGCGTGAACAGGAAGAACTGGAAACACAGCAAAGACAAGCATTGTCAGAGGCTTTGGGCAGTGGCGACCAAGACGCTATCGAATCCGCATACGCACAGTATGACCCAAGCGGGCTGTTAAACTACAAACAGGCACTGGAAAAGCAAGACCGAGAAGAAACATTTAAGAAGTGGCTTGTTAATCAGCAACAGCAGAACGCTATTGCTCTTGAAAATATCAAACAGAAGAACGCTCTTGCTAAACTAAACGCCGTCGGGAGTTCTGGCGGATTTGGAAAGACAACGGCGGGGCTTGCTCTGGGTATTATGTCCGACCCGAACGCAACAGATGAGCAAAAGGAATGGGCAACTCTTTATTTATCAAAAGACAATCCGGAAAGCATTTACGAAACTGCAAAACAACGCCGTTCCGGAACATTGTCGGCAAATGCAGAACAGGCAGAACAAGAAAAGCAAGCTGCTTATGAGCAACAGACAAAAGAGATTGACCAGCTATTGGCAGACGTTGAAGATTATCCTGAACTGTTGGATGTTTATTCTCCATATAAAGCTGCTGTTGCAAGATTGTCAAAAGGAAGTGCTGGATTTACAAAAGAGCAATTAGAAAAAAGAGGAGATATGATTCGCCAGATTGGGCAGATACAAAACACAATCCTTGCCGAGGCGAGAGCGTCAGGTCAGACAGGTATCAACACAATGGCAGAAATCGAACAAGCCACGAAAGGGCTTAAAGAAAACAGCTCACCAGATGAAATTAAAGGTGCTTTAAAAGCTGTAAAAAGAGCCAGAAGTAAATATATACCCAACACTTATGGTGATGACGACCCGTTAGGAGTAAGATAATGAATATTGCAGAGATTCGAGCAAAATATCCGATGTATGACGACTTATCCGACGAGCAGTTGGCAACGGCGTTTTATAACAAGTATTACTCTGATATGGATAAAGGCGAGTTCTTTGGTAAGATTGGGCTTAATCAAAAGCAACCCGAGGTAAACCTGACACCGCTTACGGAAGAACAGAAAGCCAAAGTTCCGACTTCTAAACAGATTATGAACGCTTTATCTACTGTTGGAGCGGGATTAAGAGGCGGTGCAGAGGGAATTGTGTACGGTTTAGAAAGACCTGTTAATGCTATGACGCTTGGCTTGTATGACAAAATAAACCCTGTTAAACGGGATATGGGAGAAACGGAAAAAGCTATCGGTAGCGGTATTGAGTTTTTAGCATCACTTCCGACAAGTGCTGGTATTCTTAAAGGCGTGCAGTCCTTGCCTAAAATCGGAAAGGTTGCTTTACCGGTGGCAAGTGCAGCGGAAAGCGGAGCGAGAGAGTTAATAGATAGTGGAGATTTAGGGGAAAGTGCAAGGCAAGCAACAATCGGTGGCACTGTTGGTGGTGCAGTCGGTGGGCTTGGTTACCTTGCTAAAAAGCTTGTTCCGGAAGTGTTAGGCATTACCACAGGTTCTGGCGGTAGTTCTATCAGACAGGCAGTAGATGCTGGTAAAAGAAGTTCCGAAAAGTTTTTGGAAAATTTAAGAGGAAAGACAGACCCAGCGGATATTGTAGATGACGCAAAAAAAGCTCTTACAGATATGAAGATTGCCAAGAATACCCAATATGCAAACAATATGAAAGCATTAAAGGAAAGCCAAAAAGAACTTGACATTGTGCCGGTTATTGATGAGATTAAAAAGGTTAATGCAGAGTATAAAGTTGGTATGTTTAGTAAAGCCGGCAAGGAAACAAAAAGAGCCTTGAACGAGATTAATAATACGGTGAAAGAGTTTATAAAGACACCGAACGTAAGAACGGTTGAGGGCTTTGACGCATTAAAGCAAAGATTAAATGATATTACATTCCCAGCCGAGGCAAAAGAGGCGAACCGAGTTGTCCGCAAGGTTGCCAACAGTGTAAAAGGCGAGATTGTAAAGCAAGCACCGGAATATTCCAAGATTATGAAAGATTACACGCAAGCAAGCGACGCTATAACCGAGCTTGAAAAAACGTTATCTCTTGGGGATAAAAAGGCGGTGGATACTTCTTTAAGAAAGCTACAATCTGCATTTAGAAAGAACGTAAGCTCAAACTATGGCAAGCGGGAAGATTTAGTCCGTCAGCTTGGTGGTGAAGAATTAGCGGACGCAATAAGCGGGCAGATGTTGTCTGACGTTATGCCAAGAGGTTTAGTCGGTAGGCTTGCCGGAATTGGTAGCGTAAGCACAGGTAACGTTCTTGGCTTACCGGCGTTCTCACCAAGGGTAGTTGGGGAGAGCAGTTATTATTTAGGAAAAGCACTTGCTAAAACACCGAAAACAACGGTAACACCTTATTTAAGATTAGGAGAAGAATAATGCCTTACGATTCAGAGGGAAACTTTACAAGGGTACACAACTGGGAAGATGACCGTATTAACGGGATTTCCATTGATTCCTTGCGTATGGACGAAGATTTAGATGATATGGCAAACGGTATGTCAGAGGTTATGCTTAAAAACGGCAAGACCATTATGACAAACGATTTGAATATGAACAACTTAAAGGTTAGGAACGTTGCCAACGGTACAGCTCAATTAGACGCGGTAAACTACGGGCAATTAACCACTGTTAAGAACGATTTGACAAGCACCATAGAATCTACTTCTTCCGATTTGACGGAAAAAGTTACGGAATTAAGCGACAGATTTCAGGTTGTTGAGGAATTGCCAAGTAGTACGGTAGCAGACACGTTTTATTTTGTATTGGAGTGATTATGACAGCACATTATGGCAGTAAAGACATTTTAGACATAGTCGTTAACGACAAGTACGTTAATAAAGTTTACTATGGCTCAAAATTAGTCTATCAGCGTAAAACAATTTATGCCTCTATTGTTACTGCTGGAACAACTACAATAAGCTTGCCAAGGGGAAAATATCAAATTATTTTAGTCGGTTCTGGCGGTGGTAGTTCAAATTATTCTGGCGGTGCTGGTGCTTACTGGAACGGATATGTTACATTAACGGCAAACGGGAGTGCGACGATTACAATCGGGTCAGTCGGTGCTGGTGCTGGTGCTTATTGTAGAAACAACAACGGCAGAACAGCCGCAGACAGCTCCATTGTCTTAACTGGTGGCGGAACGTGTACAATTACTTGTGCTGGCGGTGGCGGTGGTTGCGGACGGCGTAACTGCTCTTCTATCGGTACGACTTCTGCCCCGAGTATTACTTCTGATTTGGCATATAGTACAACGGAAAAGTCCAGTTCAGGCAATACTGCTACGTCTTGGTACAACGGATACGGACAAGGTGGAGCTGGTGGATGTGAAGAATACGGCTCAAACGCTGGGAGTTTAGGATATGCTTATATTAGACGAATCTGAAATTGAAGAATTAAAGCAACGGTGTAAGAAGTACATTCTCTGTTGCAAGAAAGAACTTCCAGAGGATTACGCAGATAAGCTGATAAATGATTTGTATTATCTCTTGATAAAAGGAGAACAGAATGACAAAATATCACAGAAATGAGCAAGGCGTCCTTGTGTGTGAGATTGACTTTGATTTTAAAGACTTTACAATGACTGTTGAGGAATATCAAAGTGAAGAATCTATCGCACTATACACAGAAGTTCAAAGACAATGCTCGGAAAACGGATACAAGATTGAGTGGAATAACGGAGTTGCCAAGGTTGTAAAAGAAGAACACGTCTACACTGATGAAGAACGGACGAAAGCAAAGATTGAAGATTT